TGATCCGGTACCGGCTCAACCAGTTCCAGCGGACTTGAATGAGTTGTGGGCTCTTGCACGAGGAGCCCCTCAGGCCACGACTGGTAACCCCCCACAACCACTGGTTTTGGACCCCGCTTTTTCCTGCTTCTTTGATAGAATCGCGACTTTCTTTGGCGTGCCAAACCAACTGGTTTTTAATTACTTCCACTTTCTCTTCCCGACCGTGACGGACCCCTTGAACCCTGGTTTAGTCACCTTCGATTCATTGTTTCGATTCGCGGCCCACACCGGATTGGGTTTTGAGCTCCACCACGTGACCTTGGTTCCCTATGACGAACATGGGGCTCGATTACGAGTAGGAGACCCGGGCGTGGATGTATGGCGCGTGGAACCTCGCACCAATGACACAGCTCCTCGTTTGTACCCCCCTCGCCCCGGGTTCCCGGTCATCCCCTGTGGTCTAGAGATCCGACGCGACAACCGAATCCACATCCACCCAACCTGGCACGCCGGGGATCTGCAAGGACCAGCGTTCCTGGCGGACGCTCCGGACATTGGTTTCGACACGCGAGTAGTCCCAGCTAACCACTACGTCGGTAGTTTTAGCTTAGTGCCACCCGCACGCGCGTTGGATTACCTCCAGCTCGCAGGTCAGTTCATCTCGACCGCGTTCAACCAAACCGCTGGCCGGTTTGCCCTCCCCCGCCCGTCGGCTCTGCCTCCCTTTCGTCCACTACCGGCGACCGCGTTGGTGCCCACCGTCTTGGACCCATTCCCGTTTACTGGCCTAGACAGATCTCACGCTGAAAATCTCGCCACCGATTTCAAGTCTAGGCCCTCACTGCTGAATGCGCCCGCTGACGAACGGTTACAATTCGTCACCGGCACCATCGACTCGGCAGCGAAGTACGGGCTCGTGCCAGACTGCCGGTTGGTGATCCTTAGCGGCGTGGCCGGATCGGGGAAGTCCACGGCCGTCCAACAACAGATCGCCCCAATTATAGCCGCCCCTGATTTCGACCCCCGCTCGTTGCGTATCTGCTCGTTCAATCAGCAGTTGCGCAAACAACTACGGCGGCGGTTCACCTGGCCCGGCTGTGATAGTTACAGCTTCCCAACAGGGTACCGGTTGTTGTTCCAACCCTCCGTTGGGACGGTAGTGTTAGACGACGTTGGATGCTGGCCCCCCTCTTTTTTCCAATTGGTCCGCGCGTGCAACCCTGCCGTGCACACTTGGATCATTACCGTGGACCCAGCGCAAGGCACGGGGTCTCTGGATATGTCGGACGCCGCAAGTTTCGATGATCCCTCGATGGCCCAGTACTTCGGGGCACTGGCGACCTCCTACGCCACGCTGAGCTACCGGTTGTCCTTCGAGCACCGAGAGCTCCTCGGTTTACCCCACCCTCCTTTGGCACCTGGGCGACATGACACCCATGGGATCACCATCGCAGTCGCGCACCCCCCAACCGGCATCCCCCACGTGGCCGCTTCCCCTCGGTTCGTCAATGTTCTGAACAAGGGGGCTCAGCAATCAATCACGTTCACGGACACCCAAGGTTGCGAGATCCCTGGAGATTACGCCATCAACCTCAGTGGTCTGACGAAATGGGTAACGGACTCAATGATCTGGTTAGCAATCACGCGCGGGACGAACAACCTCTTCCTCGTCCTTGATGGTGATGACGTCCCCCAGCGTGGAACCTGCTTCGGGCAAAGCTCGATCTTGAACGCGATGGTAGCAACCTTGGCACGGTCAAACTCGTCCATTCTCACCGCTGCCCAAGACCCTCAGCAACTCGTGGCCCGAGCGGTCCAATCTCATTTGGCCCGGCAACTTTCCCCGCAGGCACGTCAAGCTCTTGGGTTACCGCTTCCAGCGCCGACAATTGGCTCATCGGACACCCTCGTCACCCCACCAACCACCATTGAGGGTCTAACCACGCAGGCCACCCAGACCTTCCGACCACAACGCCAGCGGACCCGGCGTCGACGGTTAGCGTTCGATTGGTTGACCCCGGATGGAGCAAAGCCCTCACTCCGATTGGATACCGTTCAGGCCGCCTTACGGCACTTCATCCCGGTCCCTCAGACTCAGGTTTTGACTCAGCGTCACGTTCCCGATCCGACGCCACTCAAGCCAACTCCGACCTTTTGCGACCCCGTGGTGTTCATCCAACCGGTTTTCCCCCCCAAGGAGGATCGCGAACGGTCCGTGCCAGGTTGTGGAACCCTGACCAACCAGATTTCAGAGCGGCACCATCAGGGTCCGCTTCATCACTCTCGTCAGGATCGGGCCACGGACCGGTTGTCAGCCCAAACCCGAATCTCCCCTCCCTCTCGACGTCCCCTGGATTCTTTCCGCGCCCAAGGTGATCAACTGTGGTCATCGTTCAAGTACGCTTGGTCCCTTCCCCATGGTTCACTAGGGTTCAATCAGGCACTCTTCGATCGTTGTTCCGAGCAGGCGACACGCTCTTGGCTCAAGGACCGCTCAGCGGCTGACCTGATTCGAGCGGTGGAAGCATCGAACGTGGACTGGGACCCCCTCTTCACCCGCCACTTCCTAAAGGCTCAATGGGTGAAGAAACTGGACCGGTTTGGCGGTCCTGCCAAACCCGGACAGACCATCGCGTCCTTCCCTCTGACCAAGACCCTGCGCGACGCCATCTGGGCCTTGTACATTGAGGAAACGATGGAACGTTACCGCCCGGTCACCACGTTCATGCATAGCGGCACATCCGTGTCCGACTTGCAAGCGTGGTACGGCAGACACTGGAAACCTTCCGCTGGGTGCTTCGCGAATGACTACACGGCCTGGGACTCCGGCCGTAATGAGGCATTCCTATTGCTGGATTTGCACATCATGCGTTTTTGCGGCGTGCCCCGGACCTACCGCGATACTTACACTCACGAGAAGCTGCACACCCGTTCCTACTTGGGCCCTGTGGGTGTGATGCAACACTCGGGGGACCGGTACACGAAACTGTTTAACACGTACAGCAACATCGCCTTGACGCACCTGTCCCGCCTCATTCCACTTGGCACGCCCCAGGCCTTCTGTGGGGATGATTCCATCTTAAATGGGACTTTCCCATCTCGCCTAGGATTCCGCCCGTCGGAGTGGCTGATGACACCAAAACCGGTTAGCGGTGCAACCGCTCAGTTCTGCGGTTTCACGTTTGGCTTGCCGATTTGCGGGGTAGACCCCCTGGTCATTCAGCGGAGGTCTGAAATAGGGATCTCAAACGGGTGGCTCGACGCCGATTACTGGTTGAGCATTCGCGACGCCTCCCGATTCACAGCGCCGACGTCTGACCATGATTCGCGCATGGCAGCCGTTTCCGCCTACTCTACCTTGGCTGCGGAGTTGAGAACTGGTTCCACATTCCTGTAGGTTCCAGCCTGGGGTTCGCGAGCCTCAGATCCACCACACCCACTCATCTCTCCCTAGGCCCCAGTTTCTGTTATGTTTTCCCCTACGTTCTTTGCTATCCCATTCTTCCTCCCTTTCTTTTATCTCAGAGATCAAGACAATTAAGAAGGGCCAAGCCCCGCCTTCAGGAGGTCCAGCTTGGGGAAACGGCTCTCCCCACGAGATATCCCGAGTGTCCGTGTCATTCATTACTTTATAGGCGATCAAAATCTATATTGGACCATCAGCCCCCCCGAACAGGGGTGAAACCCATCTAGCCTAGTGGGGTCCCCTTTTAGCCACGTCAAGATGTCCGCGTGGAAAACCTAACTGGGGCGTCCGTCGTAGCTTCAAAGTGAGTTAGTCTGTTTGGCACCGTTAGGCAGAGAAAAGCACTGTCTGGTAACAGCCCAAACAGAGGGGTTTAGGGT